CATACTATGTTTACTTTTCTGCAGATACTGTTAGACGTATCCAGGAACGCTTTAATCAAGAGCTTAAACAAAATAATACAGATAGGCAACACGACGGCAATGTCTTAAATGCTAACGTTCTTTTAGAACAATGGATTATTGAACACCCTACATATGACAAATCTAAATTCTACGGTTTCAACAGATTACCAATGAACACGTGGTTTGGAGTATATAAGGTGAACGATGATGATACTTGGGCACGTGTAAAGTCTGGAGAATTAAAAGGTTTCAGTATTGCGGGTAATTTTATCGAGCGTGCTAAACCTGTAAATCAAGACGAAGAAACGCTATCTAAAATCATTGATATACTCAAAGAAATCCGATGAATAACGTGCAAGATTCAGTAGCTAACACAATTACCTTAGCTGGTTTAGGTTCTGTTCTTATGGACCTACAGCCGCTATTAACATTTCTTTTGTTAGTTTCTGGTATCATTCTCAACATTACTCGCATCAGAAATACTAAGAAGGACTAACTTTTGTCCGTTTTTGTGCGAAGTATATCTTAAACTAGATCGGTATACCCGATCATAAAAATAATTTTACAAAATACTATGACTGCTACTGACGCTGTATCTAAAATTAGATTGCTTCTAGGTATCAACGAGTCTACGTTCAAATTTATGACTGCTACCCTCGTTGACGGTACAGAAGTTAAAACTGAAGGTGAACTAGTTGAAGGCGCTCAACTTATGGTTGTGACTGCTGAAGGTGAAGTTCCTGCTCCGGCTGGAATCCACGAAACATCTGAAGGTGTCCTAATCACTGTTGACGAGTCTGGTGTAATTACAAAGGTTGAGCAATCAACTTCTGAAACTGTTGAAGAAGCTCCTGCTACTGAGGAGGTTGCAATGGAAGAAGAGGTTGTTGTTGAGGTTCCTGAAGAAGTTGCTCCAGTTCTAACTGAAGAAGTTGTTCAAGCTGTTGTAGAAGCTCTTGCTCCTGTTATCGAGGAAGTTGCATCTATCGCAGAAGAACTAAAGAAAATGAAAGCGCAATTCCAAGCTTTCCAGAAGGAGCCTGCTGCTCCAAAGGTAAAACGAAACGATTTCACTGCTGAAAGATTGTCTGCAGTAGAACGTATCGCAAAAATCCGTAAACAAAAATAATATACTTAAAAATGTCTTATTCAAATCTCGCTGCTAACTTGGCAGCTTATACTGATGAAATGTCTTTCGAGGCGATTTCTAACGCAGTACTTCAGACAAAGTTGATGGAGTATGCTACACTACGTTCTGGTCTTCGCGCGGGAACTTCGGCTGTGAATATCATCGATGTTGAAATTGCTGCACAACCACGCTCTTGCGATTGGTCTGATAACGCAACTACAACTTTCACACAAGTTGATATCGTTATGAACGAACTTGAGTCAAAGCAATCACTTTGCCCAACTTCACTTCGTGAGTACTACCTTTCTGAAAAGCTTTCTGCATCTGCACACGCAGAGGAGGTTCCTTTCGAAGAGGCAATGGTAAACTTGTATACTCAGAAAATCAAGAACCATAACGAACTTCTATTGGCTACTGATCTTATCGCTAAGGTTGAAGCTGCTGGTACTACTACTTCTCAAACTGGTCCTTCTGATGCTGATTCTATCCTTTCTGACGTTTACGCTCTTGTAGACGCTATCGATCCAGCTTACGCTGGTCGTGAGGACTTGGTTGTTTTCATGTCTCCATCTAACTTCAACTTGCTACGTAGAGCACTTGTTGCTGCTAACCTTTACCACATTGCTCCAACTGACTCTAACGACGTATTGGATATCCCTGGTACTGGTTTCAAAGCTGTTAAGTTGACTGTTGCTGTTGGTGATATCAACACTATGATCGCTGGTCCTTCTAAGGACGTTATCGTAGGTTGCGGTCTTGAAGATGATTTCGATCAACTAAAGATGTGGTACTCACAAGATTCGGATCAAGTTCGCGTTATGGCAGCTTGGAGATTGGGCTTGGCGGTTGTTAATGCAGCTGCATGGTCTTACAACGGTCTTTAATTAACCTCCCTAAACCTTGGTAATGGGGCTTCGGCCCCTCTACCAAACTAAAAATAATCCATATATTATGTCGTGTTCAATCACATCGGGTATGACCCTAGGATGTAAGGATAGCCAGGGAGGCGTCGAGTACTTGTACATTTCCGATCTTCCAACTTATGACGAAATCGTTACTGACGTTGACGGTAAGATTGTTTCTCTAGATGCTGCTGGCGTTCCTACTTCTATCACTTGGTACAAGTATGAAACTCCTAAGCAAGTGAGCTCATTCCAAGAAACAATTTCTGCTGCTATCGAAGCGGGAACTGTTTTTTATGATCAACAAGCTACTTTTATTTTTAACAAAATGGAAGCTGCTAAAAGAGATCAAATCAGACTTCTTGCGCAGAACCCAAAGCTTCTTGTTGTCGTTAAAGACGGTAATGGTAAGTTCTGGTCTGTAGGCGTAACTCGTGGTGCTGAGCTTATTTCAGGTTCAGTTTCTACAGGTACTGCATACGGTGACAGAAACGGTGGTGAAATCGTGCTTCAAGGTTTGGAGCCAGATCCATCATACGAGTGCCTTGCATCTTTCGTAGGCGAGTAATCCTCACTATATCCATAAAAAAGAAGGGTATCTTTAATTAGGTACCCTTTTTTTATTTCTGATAATCTTTATTAATCCAGGTCTTTAGCCGATGGCAGTTTGCACAAAGTATTTGAAGGTTCTCTTCGCGGTTGTCTGATTTAATACCGTTTATATGGTCTATATCGAGCTGACACGGGTGGACTGGTACAAACCCGCATTTATTACATTCGTGTGCCTGGTGCCATTTGAAGTATCCGTATGGCTTTCTTTTAGCTTTGTTTTTACATTTCCTGGAACAATATATTTTATCGGATCTTCCGGTAAATTCATTGCTACAATACTTACAAGTTCGTGCACACATAATACAGTTATATATAATGTAGTTGCGCAATACTTGCAACAAGTATATCTTATATTGTAAAAATACTTATACTTGTATGACTTTTAACTTTGAAGAAGGGTATAGCATATCATTTAATGGCGATTACGGTGGTTATACTACTTATCGTTTGCAATTTATCTCAGACTATACAAATAAAGAACTGGTAGTTTTACCTGGTGATGCTAGAAAGTGGATTTGTGGTCTAAATCTAGTATTAGCTAATGAAAGGTATACTGAGTTTATACTAACACAGTGGTTTCCAGTACCAAGAGGTGGTCAATATTCTGGCTTCTATACATACAACTTATACGGCACAATGGATGCTGTAACTTCTTTAGAAGATTTTGTACCAGAAGATTGGACTACCCTAGACACTGGACTTATTAAAATTCTTACACCTGATGTGAATGGTAATATTAATCGTTACCAATATGAAAGTCCTAACGACGATGCACAATCATACGTAATATACAATCCATAAAATGCAAAAATATATTTTTAGATCACATAACTTTGAATCTATTCAGTTGCCGCAGATTACAGAACGTCGCGGACACGATTATGTAGATTTTGGTTCTAACAATCTCTACCCAGAGTTGCTTATCGAACTATACAACAATAGCGCGATGCACCACACTTGCATTGATGCTAAGACAGATGCCATCACAGGTGACGGTATTAAAAACTTTGGTAGCACTCCAATGAATACTAAGGGCGATACTTTAGATGAATTGTTTGAACGCATTGCTAAAGACTTTATGATTTTTGGCGGTTATGCTATTAATGTTATCTGGAACAAAGCAGGTGATGGTATTGCAGAGATGTACCACGTTGATTTTAACCGTGTGCGTTCTGGTAAAATGAATGAAGACGATATCATTGAAGAATACTTCTATTCTGCAGATTGGTCACAATCAAGAAAGTACAAGCCAGTAGCATACAAGTCTTTTGATGCTACGGATAACAAAGGTGACAATGCTTCTCAAATCTTCTACTACTTTGATTACACTGTTGGAAATTCATACTATCCGCTTCCCTCATATGTGGGCGCAATCAACGATGTAGATATCGATTCTAGAGTATCTAAGTTCCACGCTAACAACTTGAAAAATGGTTTGGCACCCTCTATGATGCTAACATTCCGTAATGGCCTTCCAGGTCAGGAGGAGCAAAATGAGATTTACAGAGACATTGATCGCACATTTGCAGGTGAAGAAAACGCAGGTAAATTCTTTATTAACTTTTCTGAACCTGGTCGCGAGCCACAGGTGCAAACTATCGAAAACGCGAATTCAGATTATTACGTAACTCTTGAAGGCCGCATTACATCTCGCATCTTAACTAGCCATAGGATTACTTCTCCTAAGTTGTTGGGTCTGTATGACGCATCTGGCTTCTCTAACAATGCAGATGAAATCCAGACGGCATTTAATCACTTCTTGGGTACTGTTATTATTCCTGAGCAAAAGAAGCTACTTAAGTCTCTACAAAAACTGGTTTGGTATTTTGGTATGACTGTTAAGCTTGAAGTAGACCAATCAGATATTTTGTATACGGAAACGATTGAAACAACACAAACACAAATTACAGATATTACAGAATAATGGCTACAGCTCTTTTTATCACTGAAGAAAAACTAAAATCGTTTACAGCGATTGATGAAAATGTAGAACCAGTATTGCTTTATCCTTTTGTATTGCAAGCACAGGATTTACACCTACAACCTTCTCTTTCTACAAAACTTTACAATGCTGTTAAGAATTACGTAGTTGACAATGTTGTTAATGGCACACCAATCCCAGCTGACTATAAGACGCTATTAGACGATTACTGTGCACCTGTTGTTGTACACTATACATACTACTTAGCTCTACCATCCCTAAAGTACAGAAGCACTAATAAAGGTGTTTTAAGCGGTTCTTCAGAGGTTGCACAAGGTATTTCACTTGATGAACTACAATACTTCCGCAACACTGTTTTTGAATCTGCTAAGTTTTATGATGAAAGATTACGCGATTACTTAAAAGCTAATTCAAATCTTTATCCTGAATACGGATCATTTACAAATAAGGACGGTATGGCCGCTAATCGTGGTACCGCATACTACACAGGTCTTGTAGTCCCACGTTCAATTAAAAATACATTTGATGATTGTGATACCTCATATGGTTCTTGCACTCCGCCAATCTACTAAAAAAACTGAAACTAACATTAAAAAGTTAGAACTATACTTCCAGAAAAGTGAAAGCAAAAATCGATCTAATACTAAATAAATGGTTGTCCCGCAAACTAATGGTGTTTTTTATTGCTACTGCACTTACATTAGTTGGACAAGTAGATAGTCAGGATTGGGTTGATGTTGCGCTTATTTACATTGGTACAGAAGGAGCGATTGATTTTGCAACAAGACTTAGAGGCGTTAGATTACCTGAAGGTAAAGATGCAAAAGAAAACAATTCAATCTAAAAGTATATCTTAAAATATAAAATAAACTATTATTAAAATGAGTTTACAAAACCACGAATCATCTTACATCCAAGCCGTCTCTAACAGATGGGATGTAGCACTTCCACAAAGAATGGAAGCTGTTGCTGCTCCTGCAACTTTTGACGAAGAATCAACTCTTTATCTTGATACTGCAGCTACTGTAGTATTTCAACCTTCAGGTCAAGGTTCAACTGTTTCTGTTTCTTTTGCAGCTGGTTGGATTCCTGTAAGAGCAATCGCAGTTACTTCTGTTTCTGCTGGTAATCTATACAGAGCATACTAATATGTTTTACGCTATTGCAAATACCGTCGTAAGGATTGTCAATGGCATTCCTGCTCCAATCATTCCGATGATTTGGAACCTAAACACCAATCTTTGGGAAAATGAAACTAGAACCTGGAACTAATGAGTCAACTAGGAGATAAACTTATCAAAGATACATTCCCGGGGATTATTAAAACTTCGGATGAAGGCGCTGTTGGTTCAGTGCCTAAAAGACTTCAAGATGGTGAAGGTAATAACTTACCAGTTGATGTTGCGTCTAGCGGTATGCGTTATTACGGAACACAGGACTTTACTAATGCAGTAATCACAGGTATTGAATCAGCTGCAGGTACATCTGGAACTGACGGAACATCTGGAATTAATGGTGCTGCTGGAACATCTGGAACTGACGGAACATCTGGTTTAGATGGTGCTAACGGAACTTCTGGATCGTCAGGTACTTCAGGCGGTGGTGGAGGTGGAACATCTTATACTTTACAATCTTTACCTCCACTAGCTCGACTATCTGGTGATGAAAGCTGGTCAACTTGGGTTGCAACTACTGGCTATACTAGAACTGGAATTAATTGTAATGATACAATAGCTCAAGTAGCAGTATTTAATTTCCCTGCAGACAGAAAGCTTCAAAAGATAAAATTCTATGTTCACACTGCTCAAGCCGGTGCTACATTTGAAGTAGGTCTTTACAAACTTGCATTAAATACTAGTGGCGTAAATGAAGTGATAGTTGTTGGTGATAAAATCCAAGACATAGCTCTGGCTATTGATGGCTCAACTACTGGTATTAAAGAGATTGTTTTATCTACACCATACATTGCAGATGGAACTGAACCATACAATCACATTGCTTTTGTTATTAAAGGTGACACACCAGGGACTTTTATTTCTGGTTGGAACCAGGGTGTTTGGTCTGGTAATGGCGGAAATGATAATTCAGGTACGTTTTACCGTATTGTTGGTTGGCAAATTAGTAATCTAACACCTGGTGGCTTATTGGAATCATATGCTGATGCATATTACACCGGCTTAACCGGTAACCCTGCATACGTACTTATAGCTTAACAATATGGAAAGAAAAGAAATATACACAATGAAACCAGATGGTTCATTCGAAATTGAAGTTCAAATGATTGAAACAAATGAACCTACTGTAGAAGAGCTAATTGCTGACAAAGAACAGCAACTACTTGAAATGTACAATGAGCTACAAGCTCTTAAAAATAATCAATAATTATGGCCTCATTAACAGGACAATCAATTAATACAAGCTATAACGGTCTCTTAAAGACTGATGGTAACACAGCCCTCCCAACTGGCTATAATGTTGCTACTATCACTGATGGTGAAGGTAATGCAACTGGATTTAAGTTGGGTCAAGAATATATCGTAATCGAGCCTCTTAACGGTGGTCACATCTATGATGTTGGTGCTGAGAATGGTTTCACATTTGGACCTGGAGGTCTAACAGCTTCTGGTTCTTGGGATTTTACATCAGCAACTGTAGCTGGTTTGCCAAGTTCACCGTCTGGTCTTGTACCAGGTACTGCAGCTAACTCAATGGTATCTGATCCAAACTTGACAACTATCCCAGCACAAGCTGATAGTATCAACAACATCGCAATTGGTAACGATGCTCAAGCAAATGGCGGTGGTGGTTTTCCACGTCAAAATATTGCAATTGGTTACCAATCTCGCTCAAACAGTGAGAATGGTCTTGCAGTAGGAAACAATGCTCAAGCTGGTACATACGGTACTTCGGTTGGTGCTGGTGCGTTTTCTTTCGGTCTACGTGGTTTTGCTGGTGGTCTTTCAACTTCTGCAGGCTCTTTTTCAACAGTAGCGATTGGAAACTATAGCAACGCAAACCACGAAGGTGCAGTTTGTATCGGTGGCTATGGTGCTAACTCAAATGGTGACTTTGCAATTGCTATTGGTCGTGAAGTGCAAGCTACTACAGACGGTATTGCTTTGGGTCGACTAGCTAACGCATCTGCTACGGGCTCTGTGGCTTTGGGTCAAGGTGTGGCAGCTTCTACTGCTAACACAGTGACTATCAAGAAACTTCAAATGCTTGACTACGCAACTCTTGACTTTGCTGATGATGCAGCTGCTGCAACTGGCGGTATCCCATTAGGTGGTGTCTACCACACATCAGGCGCACTTAAAATTCGCATCGTATAAAACGAATATATATTAAAATAAACTATTATTATGGCTTTACAATTTCAAACTCCAATCACACTTGAGAACGGTATTACCCTTACAAGTGCATACGGTCGTGTGACTGCACAGGACGAATATATCGGCACTATGCTTCAAGCATATGTAGAACTATTTGTTTCTGAAGAAGCATTCACAGCGGGCGCGAAAGGCATCCAAACTGGTGTTTTCAATCCATATGCTTCTGTAGCGTATGACAGATCTACAATGGGTGTTGATATTCTTGATCTTGCACACGATGCTCTTGTTGCGTCTCTTGCAGCTCAAAATATCACTGCTACAAAAAATCTTTAATATTTTTTGAAACATTGTAAGTACAATGGTATATAAGATATAGTTTTGAATGATTAGTTTCATTTTTGATTTTTTTTTATTTTAGTGCTTTGTTTTGGGGAAGGTCCTGGTAGAAATACCGGGACTTTCTTTTTTTTTGAAACATTATCTACAAGCGCGCGTATAATAGTTGTCTTATTTCAGTTATGGTTGGGGTTCCCCTGACCTTAAAGCCTCGCGCCCTCCGCGGGGCTTTTAAATTATAATAACATACTCTTTTTATGATTTTGCAATAGTTAAGCAAAACTGGTAGGTATATAAAATATCTTATTGTACTTCTGTTTGAAACATTTTACAGAAGTTAAATATAAATAAGTGTTAAACATAATATTATTAAAATGAAAAAAGAAGACAACGCAAAAGGTGGTCACACAGCATCACAAAAAGTTTACTACTGTTATGATTGCCAGTCCATTGGTCAAGGTCAGAAAATGGTATCACATCATTTACAGGGCTGCAGGGGCCAAGGTCGTAAGACTAAAAAGTCTACAGAGGCACTAAAGCATCGTTTAGAAGAAGCTAAATTTAATACAGACCTTTGGCATAAACAAAAGGTAGAAGCTGAACTACGTATTGAATACAAAGAAGCTAAGCAACGTATTTTGGATTCGATTCAAGAAATGAGATCAATTTTCGGTACTGAGTTCCAAGCTACACTTGAGGCGTACTACAAACAGATCTGGTAATTATGTATTACATTTATCACATACCTGGAATTAAAGTTGGATGTACAACTGATATTGTTACTAGAGTTAAACAACAAAATTTTACAGACTATGAAGTATTAGAAGAGCATGTAGATATTTATTTAGCTTCTGAACGTGAAATAGAACTTCAAAAGCAATATGGATATCCAGTAGACACAATTCCCTATTGGAAAACTATTTTTAATGCAAATCAAAAAAAATCAGCTGATACTAGAAAATCTAATGGATATTACTATAGTGATGCATGGAAAGAAATTAATATTAAAGTATCAGCATCTCTTAAAGCAAATCCTAATACTATTGAAACATGTAAGAAAGCTGCTCAAGCTTCAAAGTTAGCAAATCAAACGTTTACAGATGAAGAGGTACTTAATATTAGAAATAAATATTACAACAGCACTTTATCACCTAAGTTGTTTTGGGAAACACATTATCAAAATGATCTTACATATTCTAATTTTTGGAATATTTTATCAGGTGAAAGTTATAAACATTTACCTTTACAAGAAGTAGATCATTTACAACGTGCTAAGGATAATAATGTTTATAATACCGGCGGTGCTCAAATGGCTCGCGAGGTATTAGGTCATTTTACAGATGTTGAAGTAATTCATTGGAGGAATCGATGTGCTAATACTAATCGTTATAAAAAAATATGGCGAGAAGAATATACCGGTAATGCAAGATATCATGCTTTTTGGAATATGGTTACAGGTAAAAAATATACACATTTACCACTATAATGGAACAGAAAGAAGCAATCCGCAAAGCACTAATGGAAACTAAACTAAATCCATTAGATGAACTAGAACTGTGGCTTCAACGCCACGAGCCCTTTCATTGTATTACACAATATCTTTATCATTATGAAATAGTTGTAGATAAAGTTACAGAGCTATTCGAAGAAGCACTTGAATCTGAGGATTACGAGTTTTGTGCAAAACTTAAGGGTTTGCAAGAACTTGCTGAACAAAGAAGTATAAAAATCGATGGAATGCTTACTTGGGATTCAGATGATGATTTTGAGTTATGAAAAAAACTAGAGGAATACCAGATAAAATAATATTTACAAACGTTATGAATTTTAAACCCGAACATAAACAAATATTACTAAAGCATCTAAAAAATGTAATGCTTAAAATTAACAATGATGAGTTGACTGTAGAGCAAGCAGCTACTACACTCGATGGTATCGCTGAATCAGTTTTCAAACTAAAGCGAAGTTATAACAATGACTGAAGAAAGATTTAAGTTTATTGAAGCCCTTTTTGATGATGAGGATCTTGTAGCATTTGGTAATTCAGATGCTACAAGCAATAAACCTATTGATCCTATTCCCTATTTTTTAAATACAAATGCTGAAAAGTTTTGCATTAATCCTTTGAGGGAATGGCGCAAGACTGAAAATGTTACTAAGATAGTTTCATTACTATTTGAAATGGATGAGGGTGGTTACAGTATTGAAGAGCAAATAGATATGTTTAACAAGTCTGGTTTGCCTTACACTACAATGGTTAAATCAGGTTCAAAGTCTGTGCATGTTATTGTTAGGTTTGAAGAACCAATTGAATCTGCTAAATGGCAAAGACAATGGTGGGAAGCTATTGCAGATGCACTACTTCAACATGGCATTATCGCTGACAGACGTGCAAGACTTGTAGTACAACTTTCTAGAGTGCCAAACTCCATTAGAAGCAACGGAAATGTTCAGGAGTTAGTATGTATTAAAAAAAGAATTGGGTTCGATACAATGCGCGAATGGCTATCCAAACACAACATTGAAGTCCTACCTCCAAAGGAACCCACACCAAGTACATATGTTGCAGGTACTAATGACCATGTTTCTAATCTAACAAAGTTTGAAACTGCAAACCGTTGGACGGCTGAAGCTAACAAAATGTCTTACAGTGTTTATATGGAAACGGGTGCACATATGTGGTTGTTTGATTTTGGAAAGAATTGCTGGAAGGTTGACTTAGCAGAAAACATTGCAGTAGCTATGGCTCAAAATCAATGGGGTGTTCGATACAAAGGCACTAACGGCGGGGGTCTCATAGAAACTATTGTTAAACAAGGTTGGCAGTTTGGATATAATAATGCTATAAAACAATACCAATTAAAATGAACTATTCAATAAATCACGACTTGTTAAAAGACGAGTATATACTAACTCTTAAGGGGTCTAAGCAAACTGCAAGCTGGGTTGCCTTGTGCTTCATAGTACACTGGACAAAAGAACGCGGCTATGCTGATTTCCATTCTACCGCTTTTGCTAACTCATGGAACTGGAAACCTAGCACGGTTAAAGATGCATTGGAGGGTTTGGTAGGAGCTGGACTTATCAAATGCACTCGCGAGTACAGTAGGAAAGGTAATATTCCTCGTCGCTACGTTGCAAAAAGGTATGTCCCCAGGGGCAAAAAGGTATATCCCCAGGGGAGCAAAGGTATAGCCCCAGGGGCTAACAATAATAATGATAATTATTATAATACAGGTAAGTCGCTTTCTAACGACGCTCCTTCCCTGATCTCTCCCCCTGAAATGAAACAAAACACACAAGACACACTATACTGGGAAACAATATTAAAACAACACACAAAGAAATGAGTAGACTAGCACTAATTAAAGCTGGCTTCAAAGACGGGGCTACACTAAATAGAATTCCACACGAGGTACTTGATGGATTAGAAATGGATATCATCAAGACCTGGAACAAACAAAAAGCCATCACAGACCCGACAATGAAATCGGTAGTGAATGAACTGCGCGAAACATCGGCGCAGACCGAAGCGCTCGCGGGTTTGGTGAGGGCCATCGTAGATGCGCCCGAGCTTGATCACGCAGAAGTAGACCTTGAAATCTTTAGACTTAGAACACGAGCTCAGTTCAAAGTGATGGAACAATTGATGCTTTTGGGTGAAGAGAATGAAAAGGACAAAGCTCGTCTTTTCAGACGCCTTGATGAACTAAGAGAAGAAAAGGATCAGACTTGGGCAGAACCTGTAAACGCCCTAAACTGGGAAGCACTTGAATCTGCAGAGCTTGATGAGATTAACCTGCATATTGATTGGTTCCGAAACAATGAAGTGCCTATTAAAAAGAAAGTACTATACTCTTTCATTGCAACTACAAATGGTGGTAAAACAATCATCAAAAGCTGGATGGCATATGAACTTCTTAAGGTTGGTGCAAACGTGCTTTATTTGGCCCAGGAGGAACCCTACAGTGATACTATACGAAGAGTATACCAAAACACTTTAAACATCACAGAGAAAGAATATAGAGACCGTACATTAGATGGATTCCAATCAATAGGTGAAGAATACAATAGAATGGCTTCTGAATTAAAATTGGGTCAATTCTTTGTAGTTGAATGGCCAGGTATTGGTATTGATAAGATTGAAAAGTATATCGAACGCCACCGTGAAATTCAAGGAGAAATTGATGTTATTATTATTGACTACGGTAAACTTGTAGAAACTAAAAATAAAAACAAAATAGATAAAGAGTACGAACGCATTGGATCAATCTTTAAAGAGTTAAAGCAATTGGCTATGAAACAAAATGTAGCTGTGATTACTTCGGTTCAGCTGAACAGAGAATCTAGCAATGCAATGATTAGGAAAAATCAAACGCCAACTCTTTCAGATGTTGCAGGAGCTTATGAAGCAATGCACCATGCTAACTATGTTTGGTCAATCAGTAAGAAACAAATACCCACAGATTCTTTACAAGTTGATTATAGAGACCCTTTAAGAATTCTTGGTACTTTTACATTGCATGTTCAAAAACAAAAATATGGAAATCTTAAAGAAGGTGATTTTCGTTCTTTTATTTGGCGTGCCGATCACACTTTAGAAGAAACCAATATATCACATATTAACGAACCAACAATTGAAATGTAATGGATAAAAGAAACGAACAATTCTACTACTCAGCTGGAAAGTCAATGGCTGACAAACTAAACAGACTTCAAGATGCTATCGAGTTCCTCGACGATGTAATCTTAAACCACAAAAGTCCAACAGCCCGTAAGGATGCTAGGGCTGAGCGTGTTGCACTCATTCGTCAGTGTGAGGCAATCCACGCGCATTTCATTAAAATGTGTGCAGGATTGATTTATGACGACCTGGAGCTTGCTGCATACAAAGCTGGCTTTCAAAATAAATAATATAATAGTAAACTTTTTAACAGAGATACATATAATATTATGTTCAGTTACTTTGAAGCAGATGAGATTGGGAAAGCAATGTATAGGAAGAAACTTTCTAGACAAATCGAAGACCTGTATTTCCATCTGATATCAATAGACGAATTCGAGGGTACCCTTGTAGATTTCGTTGAACAAACAAAAAGGGATATGATTCAAGTTGAAAACTACGAAGGAGTTGCGGCTCTAGAAGAGATAAGTAAAAAAAAAGGATGGTTATAAAAATTAACGAAGGATTTCACACGCTGGTTGATATTGAGAGTTTAAGCGATAATGAAAAGTTGTTTGCAGCGTATCTAAGTGAAATATATACACAAGTAGAATCCGATACTTATCTCTTCTTCGTATCTCTTGATTTGAGAACACTCTTGAACCTACACGAACGATGGGATCCCACAAGAGCATGGACTAAAAAGCGGTATCCCAACCTATTCAAAATGTATGACTGGGTATTCTTAGATTACAACAATATCGGAGTACGCCCTAAGTACATTAGAAACCAGTGGGCAAATGGATTAACAAATCCAGAGTTAGCGAAAGAACCGTTAACGTCTACAGAAATTACGGAGCCCCGCCTCGAAGCTATGTGGTGGTATCTCCTAGGAACTTTAGCGCACAATCCCGTTTCAGAATTCGGCATTCGCGAAACTATGAATGTGCAAAGAGCTTTCCGCTTCCACCGCGATTACATCATTCAACTTGATGAACAGTGGGAGATTAAAGAAAGAAAGAAGAAAGATGTCAGTAGAACAGTGGATAAATAAAAACTATCCAAATATAATAGAGTGGGCACAAAACATTACCAAGAGTGATGAACTATCAGAAGACCTAGCACACTATGCGATTGAAACTTTCTTGACGCACAAAAGACTTCAAGAGATTATTGAGAAAGAAACTGCGGACCCCGGCTTCGGGCATTGCCGTGGTTTCATTCTTGCAATTATGAGAAATTCGTGGCATGGAGCTAAATCAGAGTTCACTCGATATTACAAGGCCCACCGCGCGGATATTGGTCACCGTAAGAAGAACATTACAGAAGAAGAATTCTTAGTGCGCCTCGAAGGGATCGTCCGCTCAGACTATGATTTCCAAAAAGATTTTATGGTAGAAGCAATCACCGGAATTTTAGAAGAGATGGAAATCGACAATAAATCATTGTGGTATAAAGGTCGCCTTTTCAAAATGTGGTTGGATACACCGAACTTTAGTAAACTAAGCCGCGAGACCGGAATCCCAAGAACCTCAATTTCAAATGCGGTAGAAGACGCGAAACTTTACATATTATCAGAACTTAAAAAAAGGAACATTGATTATGACTTATAAAATTTATCATATACCAGGCGTTAAGATTGGCATGACTAAATATATAGAATCTCGTATTAGACAGCAAGGTTTCAAAGAGTATGAAATTCTAGAAGAACACGAAGATGAAGCGGTAGCCGAGGTTAGAGAAGTTGAGTTGCAAAGACAGTACAATTACCCGGTCAATGGGAAGTACTCAAAAACTGTAAGACATCACTTAACACACGAAGACCGTGTAAGAGGTGGTAAAAACTCACCATTCGGAACTTTTGAAGTTTGTAGCAAGGGCGGATTAAAAGGTGGCCAAACAAATAAAGAATCCGGACACATGTCTAGATTGGGAAGTCAATGGAAAGGCAAAACACAAAAAACTATGGAATGCCCACATTGCGGTAAGGTAGGTGGGAACGCTATGAAAAGATGGCATTTCGATAACTGTAAAAATAAAAACTAAACTATGATTTTTAACATCCTTGGCTTAGCAGCCCTCGCACACCTAATGGTTGATATCTTCCAATACTTAGAGATCAACTTTAAGCCGTTTAATTGTAACTTATGTATGGGCTTCTGGC